TAGGCGCATTTAAAACAGCTATGTTGGGTGCTGCCGGTGGCGGTGGCGCTAATCATTTCATTGGTTGGTGGGATTGGACCGACGATCCGACAAGTAATTTTTACCGTTTCTTAGGAACAAGCAATATTGCGGTTGATGGTGACGGCAATATGGCTGTCAACGCTCAGTTCCGAAAAAGTAGCGGCGGTTCAGACTATTATCTTCCTTTAACTGTTTACATAAATGATGATACGACAGTTAAATGGAACAAAACGTTAGGGAACACTACTTCCAACCATCAATCAAAAACAAATCCGGGTGGGATTGGTTTTGATTCAAGCGGTGATGTGTGGGCTGTTGTCGATGGTGTGGCTGGTCAATCTGGTTGGAGCACTGACGGAAGCAGTCTCACTAATTTAGGTCCGCTTTGTTTTCAGAAGTACAGCAAAACAGATGGGTCAATGGACGTTGACCGTATCATTTATAAATCATCGAATTATCAGGTCAGTACTGCAACTATATCCACTATTGGCAGCAACGCTATATGGCTTACTGGCGAGTCTGATTCGCAATCTATGATTTGGGGTGTAGACCCTGATGATGTAACTAACTCTTCATTTTATATGATGGGTAGTGCTAATTCGCCTGAAGGTGGTTCCAATTTGGCTTACCGTGGTGGCGGCTATGGCGATAACTGGTCTTTAGCAACCTCTGTTTGGCGTGGGATAGGCGGTGTATATACCTATCGACCTATGCTTCAGACTAACGCTGGCAGTGCTTTTGGGCAGAATTATCAACTGTTTTATAACAGTTCAGCCTCATCAACAACCTATTACGGGCGAGACTGTGATATGGACAGCAGTGGCAACAAATATTTTGCTATCAATCACTCTAGTCTGACTCCCGGCATCATAATGAAAGTCACCGGTACTACTTCTCAATCAATGAGTATTGATTGGCAGCAAGCGTATGAAGGGTCATACAGCACTAACTGGTATTACATTTACGCCATTAAAGCTGATTCTTCAGGCAATACTTACACTGTCGGATATGTCGAGGCGACCGTTGATAGTTTCGGTGGCAAACACGGCTTCATTCAAAAACACAACAGTAGCGGTACGCTTCAGTGGGAAAATATGTTTACTCCTGTGCATAGCGGCACAGGTAAAGCATCATTTATTTACGATGTTGATTTAACTGACGATGAAGAAAGTATTGTTGTAACTGGGCAGTTGAACGATAACAATAACTATGAACAGTTAATGGTCGCAAAATTACCTGCTGATGGTAGCGGTACTGGTAGTTATGTGACTGGGACTAACGCAGGAACTATAAAGTATTACGACGGAAGTTCTTATATCAGTTCTACTACCCATAATTTGACCACGACTTCTAGTTCTATGAACACTGGGAACGCTTCGGGCCAAGTCAATGGTGCTACTGCTGTCACTTCAAACGCTGCTGACTCGGATCTTGGAACTTACAGGACTGAAAGTGTCTAATGGCTTTGTACACAAACTTTGACACTCAAAAAGTTTTAACGGTATCAGAAATGTATGCCGACAAAGCAGACCGATTTCCTGCAAGTAGTTTACTTTCACATAACGAAGATTTATGGAAACAACTTGAACATTACAAATCGAGAGATCCGGCGTCTTTGACAGCGTTACAAATAGCTGAATATGAAGCTTTGTCTGCGATGTCTTTTGACGAGTTGGGTGATGATGCTGTTTTGTTTCACCCTTACTATGAAGTAACTGAGACACCCGATCCTGAAGATGGGTCTGTTCTTTCAGATATGTGCGTTAAAAAAGAAAACCATATTGAACTTGGAGAAGATGAAGTATGGGACGGGACTCCTGTTTTTTGGTTTGAAACTGAGTGGGTGAGTGCGTAATGCCGTTCGGATCGAGTAAAGCCGCAATCTTAGGAGCCGCCGGTGGTGGTTCTTTTGAAGCATCTGGCGGTACAGAAACTACTTACACTGATGGCGGCGTTGACTACAAAGCACATACTTTTACTAGTTCAGGTACTTTTACTGTAGCTGGTGCTGGTGATACGACTATAGATTTTCTTGTAATCGCTGGCGGCGGAAGCGGTGGTCATTACATTAACGCTGGTGCTGGAGGCGCTGGCGGTTACCGTGAGTTTACGGGGGTGTCGGCTGTTGATGGCGATTACACAGTAACGATTGGGGGTGGGGGAGCTACAGTTTCGGGAACTAGCAGCGCTAATGGTTCAGATTCAAGTTTCCAGATTCCGGGGGTAGCGACTTATAGCGCAACTGGTGGAGGTAGAGGCGGTTATTGGGGTACAGATCCTTTAAGCGGTGGTTCTGGTGGTGGTGGTGCTGGATCAGGTTGGTACGGCGGCGCTAATGCTGGTGCTGGTAACGCTGGAGGTTATAGCCCAGTCGAAGGTTACGATGGTGGCTCAAATACAAGTACTTGGAATGGCAACAGTTCTGGTGGTGGTGGCGCTGGCGCATCACCGACTACTCAATTAGACGGTTCCGGTGGTGGTGGTAGTGCAGGCGATGGTCGAAACAACAATTTTCGTACTGGGTCAAATGAAGCTCGTGGGGGCGGTGGCGGCGGCTTGGCTGATGGTTCTAATAGTCAACAAACAAGTGCTTATGGTGGGGGCTCAGGCTGGGTCGGCAACACCACTGCTGGGACCAGTGGTACAGCTAACACTGGTGGCGGTGGTGGCGGTGGTCGTCACGATACTACAAACGGTTCAGGCGGTTCAGGTATCGTAATTGTTAGGTATCAGGTGTAATCATGGCGCATTTCGCACGACTAGAAAACAATATCGTAACGGAAGTTCTTGTTGTCCCTGATGAAGAAGAACACAGAGGACAAGAGTTTTTAAATCAACTTTTAGGAACATCAGATACTTGGATGCAAACTTCGTACAACAACAACATCCGAAAAAACTTTGCAGGTATCGGTCATACTTTTGTCGAAGATAACCCTTTATACCCATTAGGTGCTTTTGTTCCTCCTGCCCCTTTTCCTTCATGGACATTAGACAGCAATCTCGATTGGCATCCACCAACTCCTATGCCTGATGTAGAGCCACCTAATGTTGCTCATTGGGATGAAGATTCACAGTCATGGATTGAAATTGATCCAAGTGATCCTCCAAGTTAATGAAACTCGTAGACGCACCCGGCAAAGCAAACACCGGACGGCCACTCAAACCATTCGGCATAGTCGTCCACCACACAGCCTCAAACCGCAACGCAGACCCCGACAACGTGATCGCAATGTGTGTTCGAGGAGTCAACAAAGTACCCGGACCTCTATACAACTACCTCATAAAACGTGATGGCACCATTGTCAAGTTGACTGCTGAGAACGTGAAAGCTAACCACGCTGGCCGTGGCTTACAGTCAGTGTTGACACGGATGCAGCAGAATAATCCTGTTATCGGTGACGCTACTGGCCCCGGTAAGATCAGCGCTAACTCTCGTTTAATAGGTATTTCTCTTATTAATGACGGGTTGGGGGAAGATATCCCCGGCTCACAAATGGATGCACTGGTAGAGTTGTGCGCCTTTTTGTGCGACGGGCATAACTGGAATCCTGCCTGTGCTGTGATAGGCCACAAGGAATGGACCTCACGCAAAGTTGATCCCTTGTTCTCAATGAATGAGCTTCGAGGAATGATTCAACGACGCATGGTCACCGACACTCCTGTAATGACTTTACCTAAGGAACCAGAGGACGGGCTTGTTCCGTTCCCCGGAACGCTACGCAAAGGCTCACGCAGCCAAGCAGTTGTTCATGTTCAACGAGTAGTAGGAGCTTTAGCCGACGGAATATACGGGCGTGGTACACTCGCCAAAGTAAAACAATGGCAACGAGCCAAAGGGCTTGTTGCAGATGGCATAGTTGGTCCAAAGACTTGGGCGGCTATGCAGATACGGAGACAAGAAGTTGTTCAACCAGCGTTTTATTAAAGACAGTTTAGAACGTGCCGTCGCTACCTTCGCTCAGGCGTGGGTTGCAGCTATGGCAGTTCCGGGTCCAGATTGGATGGACGCATTGAAGGTTGCCGGAGTTGCGGCCCTTGTAGCTATTGGTAAGGCTGTTGCAGCCAGAAAAGTGGGTGATCCCGAAACGGCATCAGTTACCGGTTAGAAAGATGAGGCTGTTCGGTGCCGCTCCCTGCTGTCAATCCGTACAACAAAGATGAGATTGAGTATCAAGAGCCGGGGTTCGACTACGCCCCGAAATATCCGGGCAGCTACGATTACAACGAGAGTGGCATCCAATATCGGGAAGCCAACTTTCCTTATACAAAACGTGATGCGACTGTATCCGTCAGCACGATTGCGTGTTCGGCGGATCTGTCGCCCGTTTTTGCCTATGTCTATACACCTAAACGTCCCGGCGGCGTAGCGTATAGCTCAGGTTATGACTACAACAAGACCGGGTTCGACTACAACGAACGTGACACCTCGGTACCAGACAACCGTGTCTTGGTGGATTACAGCCAGTCGGGTGTTAGCTATTCTCAGCCTGTTGACACTGGTCATACTGTGGCGGTCATTGCGACGCCAGCCACAATCGGTGTTACGACGACGTTCTCAGCAGGCCCGTCGGTCCCGGCAACGGTTACTCCGTCAACAGTCGCCTGTCCGGTAGTAATTGTCCCAACAGTTACTGCCAACCTAATCGTCGTACACGCTGGCATAGAAGTTCCAGCTACCCTCCCCTCGGCTACCGCTTCAGCGGTCGCTACACCGGCTACGGTGGCGACTACAGCGACAATGCCCGGCCACACGCTGTACATCACTATTGATGCGACACCGGGAGTCATTGCAGCTACGACAACAATGCCTTCGGAAACACCGAGCGGCAACTTCACATTCGAGGCTTCAACTATCGCAGCAGCAGTTAGCTCAGAATTTGGGGCTGACCCTGTTTACCGTCTAGTTGTTATACCTACAGAAAACACCACTCCTACTATTGGCTTAAAAGAAGATACGACACCAGCGGCTTACGCTTTGATGCGTCACTTCCAGCCAAGAGCTAAAGGAGATAATATATTTATTATTAATGGGACAACCGTGCAATCGTTCCTACCGCATGACTGGGCAACAGTCACACGGTGGATATATGGAGGGCATGAAAGTCCTAGAGATTTAACAACAGCAGAAGAAACAGTATTAGTAGCAGCAGGTTATTCGTTTAGGGTAGGTCCAGAATAATGCCAATTTATAATTACCGATGTCTCGATTGTGGATTGTCACACGAGATTCGTCATGGGTTCCATGAAACTTATGACGGTGTTTGCGATGCGTGCGAAGGGGTAGTTCGCAAATACTTTGGTGATGTTTACATCGCTGCCTCAGCTACACCAACTAGAGGTATGCATGATGGAAAAACGATTGATTGGTCTGGGACTAAAACTAAAGAAAGAGAAAAAGAAAGGGATATGGCAGCCTATAAACGTCTTCGATCTGAAGGTATTCAGCCGAAGAGCATTAACGGCTCTGCCAAAATGGAACGAGAAGCCTTAACCTCTCACGAAATTAAAGCCGGGACGCTTCTTCAAGGGCCGAAGTCAGAAAAGAAACGTAAAGAACGTGCCCTTAATGACGTTCTTGGGAGTGGCTAATGACTACTGCACAGGCTTGGATTGATGAAACACGGGACATGCTTTTGTCTGGGTACGTTGAAGAGTTGCTTCAACTAGGCGATAGCACAGATAGTGCTTCAACATCATTAAATGTTACAGGCGCAGCAAGTTCAGGGATTACTGCTGGTGTTGTTATAGAAGTAAATACAGAAGCAATGTATGTAACTAGCGTTAACGGTACCGATGTCAATGTTATACGTGGGTATAGCGGTTCAACAGCAGCGGCTCATGTAGCTGCTGACATTGTTCGTGTATCTCCTAAGTTTCCTGCTTACAGAATTTTAGAAGCATTGAACAATGACTTGCGAGATTTATCTTCTCCAGACAACGGGTTGTTCCAAATTAAAACAACAAGTTTTACTTACAATGCATCGCAAGAAGGTTACGACTTAGCCGGTTTAACAAGCGAAGAAGTTCAATCTATTTATTCAATAACTTACGCAGACCCGATACCCGTTGAAGCAAGCGAACCAGAAATTCGTTCATGGAAATTAAAAAGAAATAGAGACACAGCTTCGTTTAGTAGTGGGATGGCGTTAGTTCTGTATGGACCGGGATGGCCGGGAAAGAAAGTAACTGTAAGTTATAAATCGCCGCTTACTCTTGTTTCTGGTACAGTTTCGTCGTTCAACAAATCTGCTACAGGTTTGCCAGCTACTGCTTACGATTTACCTCCTCTTGGTGCAGCACTAGCATTAATGACTACAGCGCCTATTCGCAGAGAATTTCTTGACGCACAAGGATCTCATCGAAGAGCAGAAGAAGTACCACCCGGTGCTATTTCTGCGTCTATGAGAGATTTAAGAATGCGTAGAGAAATGCGTGTAGCCGCTGAAGCTGCACGCATAGCAGCAATGTACCCACAAAACTGGCAACGTAACTCTGCTTAATTATGGCATTTAACTCCGAGTTTCTTCCAGTCGAATTAGACGGCATATCGTATGAAGTTGATACAACAGAGTACGCACGTACAACTGTCCCTGCGTTGCGAGAACAAAGAGATACGAGTAAAGAACCCGGCGAGAATGCTTTAGATACAAGCGGTGCATGGACACGTTCACAAACAGACTGGAGTTACGGTGCTGGTCAAACGCATTTTGATTTGGATGACAGTGACCGTCGTAGGTTTCACACTTCTTCAGGCATTGATCCGTGGACTAAAGGATCGATCACTCTCTTACCTATAACAGAACAAAAGAAAAGTGGGTCTGGCACAAACCAAAAAGTAAGACGAGTAGGTAGCTATCTTTATTACACAGAATCAGAAACAGTAGCCTTTACTAATGGCCCGACTGCTGCATCACCTTCATGGCAAGATTTCACTGCTCGTGCTGGATATTCAATTACAGATTTACATTCTGATAGCACTCATATTTTTTTAGCTTTTGGTTCAGGCGCAGCTATCGCTCGATCCACAATCAACACCACTTCTATAGATGGAGCATGGCCGTCAAGCGGAACCCAAGCTGCTGACTTAATTCGAGTAGCATCAGGCCGACTAATCGGGGCACTCGGAGCAAACATCTTTGAGATCGGAGCTAACGGAGCCAAACTCAGTAGCTCTCTGGACTACACCCCAGCGCTTTCCTCAACTACTTGGGTATCAGTATGCGGCGGACCATCCGGTATATATGCAGCAGCGAACTCTGACAACAGCGGAACTATTTACCACATAGATGTAAACCCTGCGGACGGCACTCTTCAAACACCTGTAATCGGAGGACAACTCCCACACGGAGAAGAGATAAATGAAATCAGTGCATACGGTGGTGTGCTGCTTATAGCAACCTCGGTAGGGCTACGTACTGCTGCAATAGATACATCTTCTAACGCAGTATCAATCGGCCCAGTCATTGACGACGGCGGTGAAGCGTTCTGTTTAGAAACAGATTCACGTTTCGTGTGGTGGGGTGGCGCATCCGGTCAACTTTACCGTGGCGACCTATCTAAATTCACATCAGTATTAGTTCCTGCGTGGGCACCAGACATTGTGTCTATAGCTGGAAGCGCATCAGACGTTCAATCTGTAGCACGGCTAGGAAACAAAACATATTTTGTAGACAAAGGCAATGGTTGTTATGGAGAATCAGGCGCTGGCAAAAAAGTCGTAACAGGAACCTTGACTGTTGGGGAAGTGTCGTGGTCAACAGTAGCTCCAAAGCTATTAAGAAACGTTACAGTTCGACAAGATCGTGACCAGTACACGTTTGGACAGACAACATACAGTGACAATTCGGGTCTTATATTTACTTATCAAGATGAATCACTTGAATACCGAGGTGACCCAACCTCTACTCTTTTAGGCACAATTTCTTTTGCAGCAACAAACGACGACAACTCTACGTCTAGTCTTTCTTTAACCCCGAACGTTGCTAAAAACTTTACATTTGTTACTGAATCATCTGTCTCTTACAAATTTGTTATAACTATTGGGCGGCACACAGACACAACCTCAGCCCCAATAGTTGAAGACTGGTTAACTACCTGCATTGCTACACCTGCACGAGTAGATGAAATTGTTTTGCCTATTGTTTTACGCAGACAAGTATTGACATCACGAAACAGTGGTGCTCCTGTAGCATTTAATACTAAAGAAGTTTTCGACACATTACGCAGTCGTATGGAATCGGGGCAAACGTTGACATATAAAGAAGGTGACCGTTCAGAGAACGTAACTATCGAACGTATCTCTATGAAACCTGACCGGTTATCGGACGACGGAAGCTGGTGGGAAGGCACACTACTAGTGCGCCTGTTAACAGTTCCGACGTAATGCCTAAAGTACTTTTCTTTGACATAGAAACCGCACCTAATCTTTCTTACGTGTGGGGTCAATGGCAACAAGATGTCATTGAACATGTCACTGAGTGGTACATCATATGTTTCTCATACAAATGGGAACATGAAAAGAAAACTCACGTCGTATCTTTAGACGACTTTGATCTTTACAACGAAGATCCCGAAAACGATTTCGATGTTGTCTACAAACTTTGGCAGTTGTTAGACGAAGCAGACATAGTAATAGGCCACAATTCAGACGCATTCGATATTAAAAAAGCTAACGCACGATTTGTGTACCACAACTTTGGACCAACCACTCACTACCAAACTGTTGATACTTTAAAAATCGCACGTAAATATTTTAAATTTAATAGCAACAGACTTGGACATCTCGGGGAACACCTTGGACTCGGAGGCAAAGAAGTCACAGGAGGATTCCAAACATGGGCAGGCTGCATGAAGGGTGAAACTAAGGCATGGGCAACCATGAAAAAATATGCGAAACAAGACGTGGATCTTTTAGTAGATGTTTATGAACGCTTACGTCCTTGGGCCACAAACCACCCTAATAGAAATGTAATTGATTCAACTTCTCGTAGCTGCCCTACATGCGGTAGTGACAAATTACAAAAACGTGGTGTAAGACGCACCCGAACCATGAGCTATCAAACATATCAATGCCAACGCTGTCGTTCTTATTGCAGAGAAAGATTAACTAACACATCAGCACGCCCTGATTTTGTTTAATCAAAGTTATAACGAGCACGTAAAGTACGCTCTTTGTCGTCAGCCAAAATACGGGCCTTGCATTTTTTGCAACGACACTCACCAATTAAATACTTAGCTAGCGTTCCATGTTTTTTAAAGTCGCCCTTGTCCCACCTGATGTGACCAAGGTCGTCTACAAACATTAGTAATCTTCAGGATTAGACGCTTCGTCTTTGAAGATGTCAGCCATACGCAGAGCTTCTTCTTTACTTCTATACCACTCACGCATTTGGCTATCACATATCACCGCATACCCCGGAAGACTAAGACCTGCTCCCAATCGTGCGATTACTTTTTCTACTTTTACATTCATCGCTTTTCTCCAATCACGATGTCCCTTTTATTTTACCACGCTAGGTGAGAATTAGGGCGGGATGGTGAGGTAGAAAGGAGAGTAAACACCCCCACATCCCATCACCGGCGATGCAAACCGGCTAGCCCTTAGATCTTAATTCTTTTTTTAACTCTTTCAATCGACGTATATTTTCTTCGATTGAAAGTGCCTCCTTTTTATTTAACGCTAACGCTTGCTTAGTCTTAACAACATCATTGATGTTACACACCCTAGCCCCACTTTCCTCAGCGTTTCTCCTTAACGCTGTTTCAAACGCAGCTTCAGTATAACCCCATGTAATGTTTAATGCGTTGTAACACTCTTCAATAGTCCAACCTGCTGCATGAGCAGTCTCAACAATATGACGTATCCTTGCAGGCTTAACACTTATAGGTTTCTTGTCAAGACTTTTCCACCAAGCATTTAACATCTGGGTTACATCAGTAAAAACTTGTTGTCGTTCCACTTTCATCTCTATTACTTTGCCCATGTATCCTCTCCTTTATCAACTGTGCAAAGTTATGTAATTCCATAACGACGTAAGCCCCTCCTGTTCCAAAATTACGTCGCTTCACAATAGCTGCCCCGAAAGCAGCTTCCGCATTTATTCTCTCTTGCTCTGTCTCTTTCATTATCTGAGACAAAGATGAGAGAGCATCCTTCCTATTCTTACATTCAAATACAAATTCAGGTAAGTCTAGACAACGGATGTCCCCTACATCTTTAGTCCCCACAAGAGGTAGCCGCATAAATTCAGACTTGGTATAGCTTTGCAAATACCTAACACACTCAGTCTCCCAAGCGGTCCCCTTCTGTTTAGATTTACTCATACGTCACTTATATCAGGAGGCAAATGATCCGCCTCGTCAAGATGATCCTTATAAAAATCATACGTTGATTGGATTAAAAATGACATAGCTTGCATTAGTTTGTTGTTCTCATCCATTTGCTGATCTGAAGGGTGCCGCTCAAAAGATTCAATGATCTCTGCTGCGTGCATTTCAAATCGGACTGCAAAATCTTTAGGAACTACAAACGATAATATAGTTAATTCGTCTGCTAACACTGGAACAATTACGCTTTGTGGTTCATATTCATCCATTAAAAAGGTTCCTGATCGTCGGCAAAAGCAGCCTGCACACTTTGTGCCGCTGCCTTGTCAACATTACCACTTGGTCCACCCTTCGGATGCCAGCGGTAAGACGGGCCACCTTCGTCTGCGTACAGACAAAGTTTGCTACGTTTGTCACCTTCTTTAGTTTCCCAGTTGTCTTGTTTCATACGTCCAATAAACATAACTCGTGAACCTTTAGGTACTTCTGCGATACGTTCAGCAAGATCACCGAAACATTTCACATCAAACCAATGGGTTTCTTTAGAGTCATCACGTCCAGTAGTCACAGCTACAGGCACAGTAATAAAAGCATTACCACTTTGTGCGTAACGTAACGTCAAATCAGATCCGACATTGCCTGCTATAGATATATTACTCATTACTTTCTTCCTCTCTTTTTTCTAAAATATCTGCGAGAACATAGTTCCCGTCATGTTTATGCCAGAGATGTAGGCCAAGACCTAACCGCATAGCACATCTTTTGATTCCGTCTGAGGCACATGCTTTGAGCCGTGCTCCATCGGTTTTCCAATTGTTTGGATTCTCGCACTCACCAACCTCTTGTATCGAGGTAGTTCGTCCATCAATCTCAACAGTAAGAGTGCAGAGGCAACCAGTAAGAGTACCATCAGCATCCCTAACAAGAGTATCAATAGCAAAATCATATGGACCTACAATCCCTAATAAGAATTGCGACACGATACCGTGTGGTACATATGCTGCGGCAAACTTTCCCGGTTTGGTTTCAATAAACCTGTCCGAGAATGGTGTTGCTAACTTACTTAACTGACTCATTTGTCTCCTTTATTACAAGATCAATTACATCAACAATGTCTATGTCACCGTGCTGTTCGCAAATGTCGTAGTACGGGCAGTAATTACATTCCCACGGAATTTCTGTTTCCCAATACGATCGCAAACCTTCCGGTATAACTCCACTAGCTAAATAACTTTTAGCCATACGTGCATGGTCTTCTAAAAAATATGTAGTAGCTACATTGATTGACGTTCCGCTTTCATCAAACGGTTCGTGAATGTCATACAACCACTCAACCATATCCCCTGCACGGGCAGTATCTTTCCAACGTCCCGGCGTAGCATCGGTACAAATATAAACTAAATGTATTTTTGTTACGCCTAGACCTAGAGCATATGCAGCTGCCTGAAACAAATGCTCTTCTTTAGGTCCTTCACTACGTGCTTTACGAAACCCATAGTTCCGCATTGTTTTAATTTCTAAAACAGTTCCTTCACGACGACTTGGGTTGTCATGTGATGCACTGTAAACACCATCAGCATGACCAGACGTTAAACAATCAGGGATACTAACCTCAACTTCACATTCAAAGTTAGGCACGTATTCCTCAAACGCTGCTTGAACATGTTGATGCATTGTGTTGCCAATTTCTTTAGCAACAAACCCATTAACAGCATTAGGACCTGCCTCTATACGAGGCACTCCCATACCATCAAGTACCTGTTTACGAGTACACGTAGTGATATTAGATATACGAAGAAACGAACCGTCAGCAGTTGGTTTATTCGCAGGATGTCGGATGTATCTTTCCAGCACATTTTGCGCTGGACCCGTTTCGTACTGCATTATTCTCCCTTTCTACATGCAGTTTATCAGTCACCGTGGCTCATGGCGTCCGTTGATATTCTTTTCTGTGAAGATTTCTCCACAGC